CTCTCGTTCTTTATTTTCTTTGTCCCATGCAGCATATTCTTCTCTTTGTTCCTGCGTACAGGCTCGACCAACAGTTGAGAAATTAATCATTCCTGTACGTTGTTCGATATGATTCCCAGTCTTCGCAGGACAGTCAGAACTTTCCAAGAAAAGACCAAGGTCATTTAGAAGTGCCTCTGAGGGTTCAAAATCGCTCTTGTAGGTAGAGTCTTCCACAAAGTCATCCTCCATATCAAGAACCCAGTAAGCGTTCCCAGAACAGGTAAATACGCCCGCACAGGAGCGTAGTACATCCTCTGGCACTTGTTCTAGAACCTTGGCCCAGTCTGAACCGGTTGACAAGTAAACTGTCTCTGTCTGGCAGAAGGCCAAGAAAAACTTGGCAAACTCTTCGGCCATAGGTTGTCGAGGTGGCGTAAGAGTTCCATCAATATCAAATAAGAATACTTTCATTAGGCATCTCCGATGGGTTTCATGTTCTTAAGCATTTGCTCCTCAAGAACTTCTTGTAGCATGGACTCAATAGCTTGTCCAACAGCATTTTCAGAGTTTTGCTTTTCTTCTAGCATATGCCATAAGTAGTTATTTTCTTCTTCTAATTCAAGAACTCTTTTTTTTAGCTCGTCGTTCTCTCTTATCAGAGACTCTAAATCCTTACCCATGGAACCTCCTAACGGCTACTGCATAGAATCCAATATGCCTTCTATATCTAACCCGTGTGTAGGAGAAATCAATACCACATCTTGATTTAAATGTGGCTCCCCAAAGTATCCCATGCCTATATCGATAGCAGAAACAATTCCAACTATTCTAGCTTTGCCGTCTAGAACCACTGACCCCGAGGATCCTCCCCAAGCAAAGGAGTGAAGTACAATACGACTTAAAGTTTGCCCGCTGACAATACCATCAATCGTAAGATACTCATAACTATTTGGGAACCCAGTGTAGAGGATTTTCTCTCCGATCCTAGGGAGAGAGGTTTTCCATGTCAAAGGAACTCTAGTTGCCATTCCTTCAACTCTTAACACAGCAATATCTGATAGCTCATCAGCATAAACAACCTCAGCCAGAATCTCTTCTCTGCCTGATATTACTAGTGCCTTGTTAGAGTATTTAATTACATGAGTAGCAGTTAAGATGAAGTGTTTCTTTTTATAAACAACATAGGCACCAGAACCAGATATTTGTCTCCCCATATCGTCATAGGAAAATATTTGAACTGTTGCATTTCTACTTTTTGCTATAACATTTGTTGTGAGGTTAGACACATGCCCAACTGTGTTGGTCTCACTTGTTGCCCCTAGTAGAGATTCTACAGGACTGCACGATAACGTAAATAAAACTAATAGTAATATGTTTTTAAACTCTCCCATAATTATACCCCCTCATAGTAAATAGGAGGCAAAACTTGTATTTCACATTTTGAAAGCTTTCAATATGATATTATGGTACATTTTTCCAATTGGATCTTTATAGATTGGTAACTCATCCTCTGAAATCCACTTGTAGCTCTTATGTTCGTTTGAAAGTTGAATATCCCCATCCCAACTGTCACAGACATAAAAGCATGTTTTCTTGCCCACGTTGCTGTCTTTACCAATTAATTTTAAAGCAACAGGAGCTAGTTTTGTTTCTTCTCTAACTTCTCTCAAGGCTGCCTGATAGAACGTCTCGCCTTCTTCCATATGTCCTCCGGGCAAATCCCACTCCCACGGAGATCTAGGCGAAGGCTCGACGGACCTTTCCAAGATCAAGACTTTTCCATCTCTACGGAATACAACTTTCGAAACCATTTCTTTTTTTATCCTTACAATCATATAAACTTTTTCTCTGGATAAAGATCCCGACCTTTACTATCTTTAAATAGTACTAGCAGCTTCTCTAAAGTACAAATTAATGTATCAACATCAAATTTAGCAGAGTGCCAGCCATCAGAATCTATACCTAGAGTCTCTGCTACGTTTCCTAGCCTAAGAGACATACGCTTTTTCTTTTTCTTTTGTAGAGACTTCCTTATCCTTCTCATCTCAAGTATTCTATCCGCCTCCTGCTTGCTTAGCCACCTGTGCTTGAACCTTTTTGCCTCTGTGGCTACCATCGACGTAAAGTATCTCTTCATTAGTTTAAGTGTGTCCAGCACTTCATATTCATCATAAGGATTTTGATTTTTAAAATACTTATTATGTCTCGTGTTTAGGTATTTTATATCAAAAGGAGAATTATGTGCAACAAGGATTGGGTCTTCAAACTGAGAAATAAATGTGTACACTTCTTCTAAAACTATATCTTCTTCAAGATACTTTCTGTTCTTAATTGGCTCACCGTAGTTAGTCATTTGCATCAAGTCTTGGTAAGACATGCCTTTACCATTGTAGGGCCTAGTCATCCTCAGTCTTGTCAAAGAGAGTAGCTTAGCTTTCTCATGATAGCAATCTAATTCTTCTAGTCCATCCTTGCCAAATCTAGTAGCCTTCGCAGCTACCTCAATGAGTTGATGTTTATCAGCATTAAATCCGAGGGTTTCAGTATCGATAAAGATCCAAACTCTATCTTTATTCTTTTCAAAGAAGTCTAAGATTTCATCAGTCTTTATCGTTTCATACATTAGATCTCCTGCAGTGTCTGCCAATTGATGCCATAAACTTTACAGCCGGGTATTCCCTCTAGTTCTTTTTCGCTATTGATCTGCTTTACTAGAATGTTATAAATATAATTTCTACTTGGATTCCCTCTAGTATTATATTTTACTGTTACTTCAGCTAACCAATATGTCGCTCTATCTACTACAGCTTCTTCTTGCCTAAGTGTAATAACTCCCGGTATTGCACGGATCTTACCGAAGATTTGATTAATATCAATATTAGAACTTTTATCCATTTTTAGAAACATAGTAATCTTATAATTTCTAAATCCTTCTCTAGTCTCCACCTCTTGCAAAGGCTCTGCTGAACTAAGATCCGAGCTTCTAAAGTTATTAAAAATTGTTTTCATGGACATGACATTACCCTCTTAACTACAATAATTAGTTTGTAAAGGCGTTCATTCCCTTCCGTAATCATCTTCTGTTCTGACTACATCATCTAACTCCGGAGTGCTTACCTCCATGAGTTTAACATCTGTGCCGTGCTCAGGCGCTACAAAGCGGTGAACAACCCCAGTCTTAATGCGGTAGCTCTCGCCCGGAGACAAAGTTAGAATCTCCTGTTGGCCGTTAAGTTCTAGTTGTAAGTCTCCACTCAAAACATAAATTGTTTCGTCTTTTACTCTATGAAACTGTTCAGAAAGACGGTGGCCTCTAAAAATATAAAGTACTTTGCCAACATACTTGTCAGTGTGTGCCCAGATCTCTTCATATCCCCAAGGCTTTTCTACTCTCTTAATATTCACGTCTCCCCCATTTCGGTTGATAATACTAACAACAATAAAGCTTCTGCAAAGTCATAGTTTACATACATTGTCAAGAACCTTAACAAGAGCAAGTCTATGTCTTTGTCTTCAAGTTTTATATACTTATCTTTTATCTCCATAGTGTTGCCCCCCATACTAAATAGGGGGCAAACTCTAACTATCCCTTTAACAATTGCTTTTTGGACGAGTAAACTTTAGATTCGATCACTGCTGGTGATCCTACGACAGTCATCTTTATTCCTCCGTTTCCATTGCTCAGCATGATTGTGGAGAACTCAGTCCTCTGATCTAGTGCTGTTTCAATGTCCTCCCTGAGCAAGGGTCGCTGTGCGGGTCGCACATAAACAACATGATCACTATTGATAGCAACCTCGTTTAGGGTACCCTTACCATTATCAGAGCTTTTATGCAATACTTCTTTCAATGTGATTATCATTATTTACTCCACTAAACTAATATAACTTGTGTTTACAAACCAAGTCTCTTCGCCATATTCGATATAACAAGTTCGTTCATTGTTCAAAAAATATTCTAAGAATAATGCTTTTTTTGGAATTGTTGTTTTAAAGTACCTGAGAAACTTTGCTCCACCCTTGGACACCTGCTTGGTAAGCAAGACACCCGCAGGTACGTGTACTATATCACTCCTCTTCAGCAATCTGCTCCTCTGGTGCTTGTTCATTTAGAATATTAATGTAGCCATTTAAAATCTGATCTACCTCGTGTAATCGAATATCAGCGTTCCCTAGAGCTTGGCGAGTCTCTAGAATAGCTTCTCTTGCCTTTATAAAGTTACCCTCACTGAGGCATCTAACTATATCTACGCAATTGGACATAACTTCTTGTCCCTCGCTCTCTGCGAGTCTAGAAAGTTCAGTAGGAACGTCCTCTACATCAACAGAAAAACTAATATTTGCTCTCATCATTCCTCCACTATAGCGTAGCCGCTTGTAATAAGTGCTCCGACAGCTGAAGCTGCATTCTGAAGAGCACACCTTGTTACTTTGGCAGGATCTATAACACCTGCCTCAATCATGTCAATGGTCTTTCCGGAAGTAAAGTCCCAGCCTGTGTTGCCTTTGGCTCTCTTGACTTTGTCTAGGATGACGTCTGGACTTTCACCAGCATTGCGAGCCATTTGTCTTATAGGCTCACAGATAGCATCGTACACAATGTTCCTAACACCGTCTTGGATCTTCTTGGAGGGCAAAGTTCTTACTAGTGCAACTCCACCTCCGGGTACGATACCCTCGTCACGAGCAGACTTAACAGCCTCTAGGGCGTCTTCAATACGGTGCTTCTTTTCAATCATCTCTACTTCTGTGGCTGCTCCGACCTTTACGACTGCAATACCAGCAGCAAGCCTCGTGATTCTGTTCTGAATCTTTTCAACTTCAGCCATCGAGTCAGTCTGGGAAATCTCTACTTTCAAGGACTCAATCTTTTTATCGATCTCCTCGTAATCTCCCCTGCCACCTACAATTGTTGTAACTGCCTTAGTAATATCAACTTTCTTAGCTTGCCCAAGGTGTTCTAGCTTAACCTGCTTAAGCTTGAGTCCCGAGCTACGAGTCACAAAAGCAGAGCCAGTAGACAGACAAAGATCTTTCATGATGCTTCTTCTTTCTTCTCCATACTGCGGGGCTTTAACAGCAGCGACTTTCATAGTTCCACGCATGCTGTTCATGATAAGAGCAGCAAGAGCTTGTCCTTCAATGTCGGAGGCAACAATTATGAGTGGACGACCCTCTCTAGCAACTATCTCCAGCACAGGAAGTATATCATCAACCTTATCTATTTTAGTATCAGCAACCAAGATGAAAGCATCTTCATATACTACAGCCCCTCTTCTATCATCTGTGATGAAAGAACTAGAAGCATAGCCTGCGCCCATTCTAAAACCTTCTACAAGGTCTAAGCTAGTCTTAAGAGAGCGTGCCTCCTCGACAGTGATAGAACCATCCTTGCCAACACTTTCTACAGCCTTTGCAATAAGCTCTCCTATTTCGTAGTCGTTATTGGCAGAGATCGTTGCAATATGCCTAATATCTTCAATGCTTGATATTGGCTTTGCCACATGCTCAAGCCTTTCTACAATCTCTTGAACAGTCTTGTCTATCTCTCTCTTAATCTCAATGGGAGCATAGCCAGATGCAATCTGCTTTCTTGCGTTCTGATAGATTGCTCTAGCAAGGACAGTTGCAGTTGTAGTCCCATCTCCTGCTTGAGCGTTTGTCATGCGGGAAGCTTGCTTGATAACCTGAGCCCCTAGATTCTCAAACGGGTCATCTAGCTCTACAAACTCAGCCACTGTGACTCCGTCTTTTGTCACCACTGGGTTTTCTCCATTCTTTTGGAGGATTACATTTCTTCCGCGTGGGCCTAGAGTAGAAGCCACGTTATCCGCTAACTTATTGATACCAGAAGAGATCTTTCCGGCAAGCTCATCATTAGAAGCATAAAGTTTCTTAGTCACATTTCCTCCAATTAAAACACTTCATCTGCAATGCCAAGCTCAACTGCTTCCTCAGCAGACAAGTAAACATTGATCTTCTTCTTAAGTAAGTCTCTCAGGTATTCCTCGGTCATATTGGATTCCTCAACAAGAGCTTTAATGTATGTATCTTGAATCTTCTTAACCTCTGAGAACTCGTTCTCTAGCTGATGCATCGGACCAGTAGAGCCACCAATAACAGAATGAATCATAATTCTACAATGCTTGCCTACTCGTCTCTTGCCTTTGGTCCCAGAGGCCAGCAACAAAACTCCAGCAGACATTACTTTTCCAATGCCACATGTAGAAATATCACACGTTTTTGATTCTTTAATAAATCTGATGATGTCATATATTGCAAACATCTCGTCAGCTGACCCGCCATTGGTCGAGATATAAAAATCAATGTTTGGCTTCAGGCTCTCTAAACCTATTTCTTCAGTCTGCTCTTCTGTCATTTCTAGAAGGGCCTTAAGGTAATCATTACTATTCTTTTCGTGAAGCAACAAAAGACCAAAAATAAGATCGTTTGATGTTTCCTCCGTCACATCTCCAATAAGTGCAATGGAACTCATTAAAGATTCTTCTGCTTGCTTAGAATCGTTCTTCGATTCTACTTCTTCCGGTTGCTCTGACATCCGTCCTCCGTGTCACTATAGAGTATAACCACATTTAACTATAAGTCAATAAAAAAAGCCATGCAAAATGCATGGCTTTTTAGATTACGTTATGTAAGAATCACTTTCTAGATTTAATAATCTCTCTTAGTCTCGATGCTACTCTACGAGTCACCTCAGAAACAAGGTCGTCTTCATTGACAAGCTCAACCTCATCGAGTTCATCTTTCTTGTACATGCCTTCTTCCATATCATCATGGGCAGCTTCCATCATGTCGTCTTCTTCCATGCTGTACATGCCCTCTTCCATTTCTTCATGATCACCTTCCATCATGTCATCGTCTAGCATAGACATCATTTCTTGCATCACTTCTTCTTCGCCGCCCATCATGTCGCTCATGTCCATCTCAGCCTCTGCAGCGCCAGCGATCTTCTCTAATACAGGAATGGCAGCTGCTAGTGCAGCACGGTCATCTTCAGTGATCTCGACTTCATCAGCTTCGGGCTCTTCCATCTCTTCTTCATCTGCCATGTCAACAACAGGATCTTCGTCCTCGTCCTCTACCTCAGGCATATCCTCCATAGGTGGCTCTTCATCGCCCATCTCGTCACCCAACTCATCATCCATCTTGGGCATATCGTCGTCCATTGCCTCGTCTTCGTCAGCCTGATAAGCTGCACCCATCTCTGTGACAAAGTTCTCGGATAGAGTGTCCATGTTAGCCAACTTCATAAATCTGCGAACGGTGGCCTCGTTAAGAAGGTTTTTCTTGCTCATAACGTAAAATCTCCTGTATTAGGTTACATGAATAAATAGTATTAAAATTCTTTAAAGTCCAATTAATATTATAAGTCTGGATGCTCTTGTTCCAGCAAGTCGAAAATACTTTCGATTTCACTTTCTTCCAATCCAAACTCTTTCATAAGTGAATCACCTTTACTTAGTAGTTTTTCACTTTTATTTCTTTTCTTTTTTGAATATTTCTTGTTTTGTTCTCGCCAGTCATAAAGGTATTCTAATATGCGATCATCCTTTTCTACATAGCCAGTTAACATAGCTCGGAAGAAATCAGTTTGAGTTAAACTATCATAGTCTAGCCTTACTTTGAGATCAGCATGTCGCTTATCTGTATCTGTGAACACTATCTTTTTTGTTGTCATGCCGTAATTAGTCATCTGACTCTAACAACCATGAAGAAGATTGAATCTTTTCTCCAAGACCATCTATCAAGCGAATTCCCAGCTCCTGACAAACAGGCTTTTCAGGTATAGTATCATTGTTCTGGTCTCCCCCATTTGCAAACGCTAATTCATAATTCTGATATAGCATGGGACAAACTCTTTTGTAGAGATATTCTAAAGTTTTGCACACTGTTCTATCTGGATCTATTGACAAGACAGCATGGTCTACTACTCTAAGATTTTCTACAATCAAAAGCCTTTCCTCTTCTGACATAAACTCTTTGGAGCCTTTGAGGGCTCTTTGAAAGTCACTATTCACTATGACAACTAGTTTATCACCATGGCGTTTTGCGTTATGAAAGTATTCAATGTGACCCTTATGGAGAGGATTAAAATATCCGGACACAATAACAACTTTTGTTTTTGAAGCTTGTTGCATTGGTTTAGGCATTACATCCTCTCTACATGTGTTGAGCTTTCAATTATACCTGCATTAGACTGCCTAATGAATCTAGCTTTTGCGATAAGCTCTGTCAAGGTTCTAGCACCAGAGTAAGACATGCCACTTCGGATCCCTGTCTCCAAGTCACGAATAGTTTCTGCAACAGGGCCTTTTAGTGGAAGAGTAGAAGATACACCTTCGAAAGAACGATAATCTCCTTTCCAGTCTATTTGGGCTTCCTTACTGGCCATACCTCGGTAAATCTTTCGTGGCTTTCCTCGGACGTTAGTAACCTTACCGGGAGCTTCCGTAGTCCCTCCAAGTAGGGAACCTAGCATAACTAAATCTGCACCGGCAGCAAGAGCCTTCACAATGTCTCCACTGCTACGGATACCACCATCAGCAATAAGAATAGCATCACGATTAGACCTAGCACAGTCCATAACAGATTGCAAGGTTGGGATACCATGTCCTGTCTGAACCCTAGTAGAGCAAATAGAACCTCCGCCAACACCAACACGGATAGAGTCAGCGCCCCAATCAGAAAGATCATCGAAAGCTTGTAGCGTAGCTACGTTACCAGCCATGATGTGAATAGTTGTTCCAAACGTATTTCTCAACACTTCAATAGCATGTCTCACATTAACGTGGTGTCCGTGAGCAACATCAATGCAAAGTACCTTTGTGTTTGTTTCCCAGACTAATGCTGAAGCTCTGTCAAACCAATCGCCAGAAACACCAACCGCTGCGCCCACAATCTTACCAGACTTATTAGCCTCAGTGGCCATCTTAACCTGCTCTTTGATAGTGTTGTAGCGATGTAGAATAGGAAGGCCACCTTCTTTTGAAAGAGCCTGAGCCATCTCAACACCTGTGACTGTATCCATAGGCGCTGAGACAATAGGAACAGCAAGCTTCCCAAACTCTCCAAGCGAGACCTCAGTATTTACTGCAGTTCTAGAAACAATGTCTGAGAACTGCGGTTCAAGCAGCACATCATCAAAACTAAGTGTTTTCCTCATCTCTTCCCTCAATTCTATCTTTGAAGTCTTTAACAATCTCTAGTGCCTTTGACCAGCAATCTGGACAATAAAGATTCACAGTTTCTTCTTTTTCTCTGACCACTACTGACCAAGACATAACCATATCTTTATCTTTCTTGTCGAAAGGCTTTGAGCAAGTGAGACACTGATCGGGTAGGTTCCCGAAAAGTGCCATCTTGGTCTCTATCTCCTCACTACCTTTTGCTTTTTTCATTGCTCTTCGTTGTTTGCGGTTCATCGTCCAGTGCTCCCAAGAGCACCGTCACCACGGTCAGAAATAGCAATTGGATACCAGTAAGGATCATCAGAAGATATTTCCATAAAACGAGCAGAAACAACTGGGATTACAACGCCTTGTGCAATCTTATCGCCGGGGTTGATAACCTGCTTCATGCTACTCATGTTATGAAGATTTACGAATACCTCGCCATCATAACCAGCATCTACAACGCAAGCCCCGACCATAAGCGAACGCTTGGCTGCGTTGCCGCTACGGTTCATGATTTGAAGCATGTATCCGTGCGGAATACCAAACTTCAAGCCAGTTGCAAGAATAGTAGACTCTCCGGGACGGAGAATGGTTTGTTCTCCATCCTTTGGGTTAAAACAAAGGTCGAGACCAGCGTCAGAAGGGTTGGCTCTAACGGGCCTATGTTCACAGTGCGGAAGTGCAACGTATTCGAGAATCACTGCTTGCCTCCACGGATAGAATCATAAATCTTAACTAGCTCTTCAATGTCAACCTCAGACTTCATCATTCGGTAAGCCTTGACTGTCAAGCTAATTTCCTCTGCAGTGAGCCAGCCTTGCTCCTTGAAGTCCTTGCGGAGTTCACGCTTCTGCTCCTTGTAAGGCTCCATAGCATCTTCAATAGCCTTGAGGCTACGAATGTATTCGATCATCTTCTCAGTCTTCTCATCCATAGTAACCTCTTCTTTTTCTTCATTACCATATTCATAAACGCTAAACATTGTTTCTCCTTATCCGTGTAGCTCCAGCCATTTCATGACTGCAAGTTCTTTGTGCTTTGCTTCTATCATGCAATCCACTTCATGTCCATAAGTTTCTATGTAATCGTACACATAATCTGAATGTGCTTGTGGCTTAATCTTTGGGTCTCCCTGCTCTTTTGGTCTACTCTCTGAGTAGTGGATAACAGGAACCACATCTCCCCATGTAGATGCCGCTAGGGATATGGCCTCTTCTTGAGAAAGTCCTCCATCACAAAAACCATGGTGATGAATATCATGAACAATGGGTATACCAATTCTCGAAAAAATAAGCTCATACAATTCTTTGGTCGAGTAGAGGGAGGCTTTATCATCATTTTCAACTGTTAGTCTGCTTTTTACTGAGTCTGGGAGTCTCTCAAAGTTGCGACAAAAGTTATCGCAAGCTTTTTGCTTATCACCATAACTAGCGCCAACATGAATATTTATCTTAGCCCAAGGAGTTCTTGGTAGTCCCATCTGGTCAAATGTCCAACCATGGATGCTAAGATCCTTAATTGTATTGCCAATGATCCTCTCATCGTCACTGGTCAGTTTGTTGAACGGTCCTGGATGTGCTGTGATCCTGTGTCCGTGCTTCTTGGCAAAATCTCCTGATCTGCCAAGCCATTCGCAAATAGACTCAATGTTTGGTAATTGATCCCAGTTATATTCCGAGGCCCAAGGAAAAAGGTTAGAAGATAATCTAAAGAAGTTAAAACCATTTTCTTCGTTCCACTGTAGAATCTTGTACAAGTCTTTAACATTTTGCAATCCCAACTCAGAGGCATAACTAGTACCCTCAGCCAAAAAGGTTCTCTTGATCATAGATCTATTTGTAGTAATCTTTTTGGTGCCGCGTGGAGCACCACCATACTCTCTAGGGTTGGAGAGTTGCATGTTGATGCAAGCGTAACCGATTCTTCTTGGCAGCATATGACCTCCTGCCTACAGGCTAACTGAAGCCCTTTGGTTAGGCAAGCATCTTCCAATTCACGGCAACCTTGCCTCGGGTAGAGAATCCCCATTCTGGGCTGTAGCTGGGCTTTACTATGTAGGGAGCGTTCACAACAATCTTATCGCCCTTGCTAACGTCGATGCCCCAACATCGAACTTTGGTGATAACAGAGTTGCTATCCGTAGCCTCAATCTCAAAATAATCTTTACCCTTTCTGGTTGTCTTCTTCTTGACTGAGCGAGGAACAAGCCATGCTACCATGATCTCAGGGTCATACTCGGAGATCGGAGGGATACAGTTTCTCTTCAGGCTCTCAAGAACATCCTCAGACATAATCCTTTCAAAAGGGAATCTTCCCGTCAAAGTAACAATGTTCTGGATCTCTTGCTCTAGAGTAAAATCTTTTTCCGGAGCATAAGTCTCAATATTGATATTGAACTTCTTCCTGTTTCGTGGCCGGTCAACAGCGACTGCAGACCAGAAATGCTTACGGCCAGTGAAGCGGTCGTCCATAAACAGATCTAGTGCCTCTGCTCTAACGAGGGCATCCAAACACTTCTTGTTAAGCTTTGAGTATACAATGTTTTCATTAAACAAGAAGTCCTCAATATCACTGAAGGGTCTGTTGGCCAGGATCTGCTGAATAGCGGCAGCCCCCAATCCCTTGATAGCACTAAGCGGCTGGATAAGAGTTTTGCCATTTGGAGAGATTCCCCATACGTCTCCCGAAGTGTTGATATTGATAGGCTCAATATCAAAGCCAAAAGACTTGGCAGTGCTAAGTGCTTGTTCTTTTCTTGTCTCTGGCTCCTTGTCCAAGAAGGCTGCCATCCATTCAGACGGGTAGTAATTCAGAAGCCAAGCACACTGGTATGACAGGATCGAGTAAGACACGGCGTGAGACTTGTTAAAGCCATATCCAGAGAAGTACTCAAACGTCTCCCACATACGGTTAGCAGCCTTAGCGGTAATCCCTTTCTCAACACAGCCGTCTACAAACTTTTTATGTAGCTTGTTCTTTACTTCCGCTTCTTTACCGGTTCCCTTCTTGGTCAAGACCTTACGAAGCTTATTTCCTTCGTCAAGAGTAAGGTCTTTTCCAAGCTTGTGGGCAAGGAGAGCAATCTGCTCTTGGAAAATAAGGAAGCCATAAGTCTCTTGCGTAATGTCCTTGTGCATATCGTTAAAGTAGTTAACGAACTGCGGTTGCTCCTTGGCCTTCAAGTATTCCTTATCGACATCTGCTGCGAGAGGTCCGGGACGATAAATAGACGTGATAGCAGCAATATCAATGATGCTTGTTGGCTTGACCTGGACACAGAAGTTCTGAGCACCTGACTCTGTGAACTGAAAGACACCCGCCCACTTACCAGCATGGAAGATATTTTTGTATACTTCTTGGTCTGCCAAGTCAATTGTGTCGGGGTGCAGATTCTTATCGTAGTAATCCTTCACATCCTTGAACGTAGGGTTCTCGACATTGTAGTGCCTCTTCAAGATATGTCGGACTGCACCCTCGATCATTCTCAAGGTAGAAAGGCCAAGAAGGTCAAACTTAATAAAGCCCATTGGCTCCAAGTGACGAACATTCTGTCCTTCTGACCACGGAGTCTGCCTGACGTTCTTCGAAGAGATGAGAGGCATGTGGTAGTCCAAGTCCTCTGCAATCACAACGCCACCTGCATGACGTGAGCAGGAGCGCACCTGTCCGTAGAGAGCATTAATATGCTCGGCAACATGAGGGTAAGTAAGCAA